AGGTGATTTTTATGCCTTATTGAAAGAAATTACAACTATAACTAAAGGTGCTGCCGCTGCGGGTGCAGATACATTTTCAAATAAACTTGCAAGGTTAAAAGTAGCCGCGGACTTAGCAAAAGTAAGTATTGGTGCAGGTTTAGTTGAGGCTTTAATGCAGATTTCAAACTCAACAAGCATAGATGAATTACAAGTTAAAATTATTAACTTTGGTAAATCTGCCGCTGAAACACTAAGCAATATAGGCACATTAATCTCAGAGAACATAGTTTTAATAAAATCGTTTGCAATTATCTTAGCCGCCGCCTTTACCGTTAACAAAATTGCTAGTTTTATTATTGCTCTAGAGGCAATTGTTAAGACTGTTAAAACCTTAAGAAATGCTTTACTAGCAAGCGCGATAGCGAGAAACTTCCTATTTAGCCCATTAGGCGCAGCTGCATTGACGGCTGGTATGTTTGCAGCCATTGGTCTAGCCATTAAAGGCGTTGAGAAATTAAGTGATTCATCAACAAAAGCCAAGGACAATTTATCAAATCTTTTCAGTTCCATGGGAGTTTCAGGGTTTACAGATTCATTAAACCTTTACGGTTCACCTGCTTCAAATGCAGCTGCTAGAGTTGCTAAAGACCAAAAAGCCGCTGCCGCTGCTCAATTAAAGGCAACAAAGGCTCAAACTAAAGCTGCCCAAGATCAAGCCAAATTAAAGAAAGCAAACACATTATTTGACATAGATCAAATTCAAATAATGGCTGCGCTTCAAAATCAACTGAGTGCAGATGAAAAACTTAGACTTTCATTACAATTAGCATTACTCCAAGGAAACGCAAGTGAGGCAGACCGCTTAGGAAAGCAACTTGCCATTAGTCAGTTACAAACAACAAACCTTGCTATTGCAATTGCCAATATACCTATGGCATTGAACCCATTTAAGGGTTGGGGTTCTGAGATTGATAACTTGCTTGCTAAGTTAATTGATATGTATAAATTATTAGGTCAAAAACCTGCGGACATTATTCAGACTGCGGCAAACAATGGAGTTTATGGAATTGGTGCAGTCGGTGGTTTAGTACGACAAAGAGAATATGATATGGCTGCCTCAGTAACTCAAATATCAGAAACAATGCAACCTGATTATCTTTCATATAGGGCAGGAGAAAGAGGGGACACTGTTGTTAACAATTATGTTATTAATGGTGCAACTCAAGGCTTAATTGAGGAAGTAAGAAATGGTTTGCTTGTTTCAAGTGCTTCAGGTTCTTTCTCGCTATCAAACAGAGCTACTAGAGGCGACTAATGGCTTTACCAGCAACACTTGATGTTTCGTTAGATTTCTCCTCGGGGGCTACCTTCGGAATTGGACTTACGCTCGACGACCCTGTGTTTGGTTTACTTGATACAGGTATTTTATCCGAATCTGCAACACCTTCCTTAATTGCCGATTTAACAAGCGTAACTAGAGTCATAAATATAAGGCGTGGACGAAACTTAACAAGAGATACTTACGAGGCTGGGGTTGCTACGGTAAGAATTTTTGACCCTAATTCATACTTTAATCCTCAAAATACTAGCTCTCCTTACTACGGACAATTAACACCTTTAAAAAAATTAAGAATTTCAGCCGCATACGCAGGTAACACTTATTATCTATTTAGTGGGTATACAACAGACTATGTTTACTCATACGACCAAGCGGAAAATGTTTCTTATGTAACTATTAATGCAAGCGACGCTTTTAGATTGTTTAACTTAGCAGCTATCACTACAATAACAGGTCAGGCAAACGGACAAGATACTGGCACTAGAATCAACAAGATTTTGGACACAGTAGATTTCCCAACAAGCATGAGATCAATTTCAACGGGAGATTCTCTTACTCAGGCAGACGCAGGTGATTCTCGCACTTCATTATCAGCTATTAAAAACGCTGAGTTCTCAGAACAAGGGGCTTATTATCTATCACCCGAAGGCAATGCTATATTTAAAAACAGGTCTGAGGTAATTTCTAGCGCGGGTGTTAGCCCAATTGCATTTAACCAAACAGGAGGTATTCCTTACAAAAACCTTAAGTTTGCTTTTGATGATAAATTGATTGTAAACCAAGCAAACATAACTCGCCTTGGTGGAACTACGCAAGTAAATGTCGACGCCGATAGCGTGGCAACTTACTTCCCACACTCGATTACTAGCTCTGATTTAGTAATACAAACCGACGCGGACGCAGCAAATATAGCTGCCATTTATGTAGCAACAAGGTCAGATACAACCATTAGAATTGATGAAATGACACTTGACTTGCTTGACCCAAATGTGCCTACTGCAACCATTTTAGGCATGGATTACTTTACTAATGTTCTCATAACAAACATACAACCCGACGGTTCTACAATAACTAAAAACCTGCAAGTGCAGGGGGTTGCTTGGGACATAACACCTTCCTCATGGCTAGGCACATTTAGCACGCAGGAAACTTTGGTGGACGGATTTATTTTAGACAATACATATTATGGTCAGTTAAATGACGATATACTTAGCTACTAGGGGGATACAAATATGGCAGCAGGATTAGGCTTTAAAACATTTGCCGTCGGAGAAATTCTTTCCGCCGCAAATGTCAACGGATATTTAATGCAGGGAGTTTTAGTTTTTGCTAATGCTACTGCTAGGGACGCAGCAATTACTTCACCTCAAGAGGGTCAGTTTGCATATTTAAAAGATACAAATGTAACCACATATTACACTGGCAGTGCTTGGGCAAACCTAGATACAACAGGTATGACAAACCCAATGACAACAACAGGCGACACAATCTATTCTTCAAGCGGATCAACTCCTGCAAGATTGGGAATTGGTAGTACAGGAAATGTATTAACTGTTGCGGGTGGCGTGCCTACTTGGGCTGCACCTTCAGGTGGTGCAACATACGCAATTTTTACAGATGAAAAAACTTCAGGAACTGATGGTGGAACATTTACTTCGGGTGCGTGGAGAACAAGAGATTTGAACGCAACTCAATATAATGGCATTGGAAGCGCATCATTATCATCAAATCAAATTTCTTTACCTGCTGGCACTTATTTAATAGAAGCAGAAGCATCAGGAAATCGAGTTGATCAGCATCAATTAAGATTGCAAAATATAACGGATTCCTCCACAACTATATTAGGACAAAATGTTTGGGCATTTGTTACATATTTTGTTAGCAATTTGAATAGAGTTTCTGGTGTTTTCACAATAGCGGGAACTAAAACTTTTGAATTACAACACAGATGCGCCACCACTAGAGCAGGCGATGGTTTTGGTTTAGCGGCAGGTTGGGGAACAGAAGTTTATGCAAGCATTACAATAGCAAAGGTGGCTTAATATGATTGATGTGGCATTAGGAATTGAAGCACTATTACCAGCAGCAGAATACTTTGGCAGCACCACCGCAAACACCAAACAATCTTTTGATGATTTGAATTGGTTAGATGCAAGAGTAAAACCTACTTGGTCTGCAGTTCAAGCTGCTTACAATGCTTTACCCGATGAAGTAAAAAACCCACCTAAGCCTTAGCACAATCTTGAGGAATTGTGTCTAAATGAAACCATGGTTATCAAAGGCGGCTGCACAGCTGAGAGAACAAATAGATGATTCATACCCAAGTCGCCTTCGTGGGGCTGATGGGTGGATTGCAGATTTGCGCCATCAATTGGCAGGTAAATCCGACCACATACCCGACGCTAAATCCAAATTTGTCGTTCGTGCAATTGACATTGACGCTCGCCTTTCTGACAACAAAGGGGATTCAATCTATTTGGCAAATCAGCTTAGACTCTACGCTAAAGATCACGGACGCATATCTTATGTAATTCACATGGGTCAGATTGCTTCTCCTATTCTTAATTATAAATGGAGAAAATATCGCGGATTTTCACCCCACACCCATCACATACATTGCAGTTTTCGCACCAATCAAGATTTAAACTCAGATTTTTTCGACATACCACTACTAGGGGGCAAATAATGAAAGTCAGCAATAAACAAAAAGCAATCCTCAAGGCATACTTTAAAGGAGTTTTAGTTTCCTTTCTTACATTTATTGCAAGCAATGAACTTGGGTTTGACCCGACTGTTTCGGTCATACTTGCCGCACTTGCCCACCCTGCGGTCAAAGCTCTAGACAAGGCTGATTCTGATTTTGGCATAGGCAGTAAAGAGTAATGTCAGCCCTTGAGTGGGCTGGCTTTGCAGCTGGAATTACCACAACTTTTATTGGAGTCCTTGCAGGGTTGCGCTATTTGGTTCGAGGTTGGTTAAATGAACTTCGCCCCAATGGCGGCTCAAGCATGAAAGACCAATTGACTGATTTACAAAAAGAAACGACACACCTTTCAAATCGAATAGATGAACTCTTTATTGTCATTAGTAGGAAGTAAACTTAAGACATGGCTGCTACTCGTAAAAGAAAAAAGATTAACCGTAGGGTTGTTCGCAGGTCACCCGAACCTTTATCTAAGCTTGATGTTTTTATGATAACCAAGCACGAGATTTACCGCGCAGCAAAAAAGGCAGGTTTTAGTAATGAGGTGGCTTGGTTCTTTATGCAAGAACCACACGCATTACCTGATTGGGTAAGCAATGATAAGCCCGACGCTTTAATTCCTCGCATTGACCCAACCGACGACGAGGACGACGAATAATTAAGCGCGTCGCGTTCACGCCCGACCTCCAAGCCCCATTTGTAAATGAGGCGGCAGTACGAGTATTTGGAAAGTTTTTAAGGAAATGGCAACCCCACCAAAATATCTGCATTGGTGATGAGATTGATTTGCCTTATCTTGGTAGTTTTTCTAGAGGTAGCATTGATGAGTTTAAAGGTAACATTGATGATGATAGAAAATACACTCAAGATATTCTTGAATACCTTGGGGTTACAGATGTTTTAGGAAGTAACCATGGAATTAGACTTTACAGATCAATTAAAAAACAGCTTCCCTCATTGCTTAATTTGCCTGAATTGCGTTACGAACGATTTATGCAGTACGACAAGCTTGGTATTAAGTTTCACCCATACGGACTTAACTGGGCGCATGGTTGGACGGCAATTCATGGCGACTCAGTACCACTCAGTAACTTAGCGGGGCAATCTGCATTAGGGGCTGCAAAACGAATGGGCGTTTCAGTAGTCATGGGGCATACGCATAGGTTGGGTCTGTCATGCCACACAGAAGCCTTTAATGGGCGTGTAGGGCGTGTTTTATATGGGTGTGAGGTAGGAAATATGGTTGACCTATCAAGTAGCGGTATGAGGTATACAAAGGGCTATGCGAACTGGCAGACAGGATTCGCAGTTGCCTATGTTAAAGGTAGAAAAGTCCAAGTAATTCCTGTTCCTGTTGCCCAAGACGGCAGCTTTATATTTGAAGGTAAGCTGTATGAGTAGAGAAACGGACTATGTGGAAAGAACCATAGACGAGCAAATTGACGACTTCGACTCTCTAGGGTTACTTTAGACTTCGTTATCAAATCGTTATCAAACGCGCCATGTATGCCGTTGTAAATGTCCCAGCTTTAAGTCACAATTTCTGTATCCAAGTAAACGGCTTGGTGTAACGGAAAGGCTTTAAATGCAAAAGTTTTACGCAGTCAGACTTTTCAAGTTTGGCACATTTTTTGAGGTTCGAACTTATGAATCTTATGAAAAAGCTTTAGATTTTGCTAATGCAAACATGCAAGATTCAGAGTGGGACATTAAAGCGGTGTCAGTATGAAAATTAAACACGCTAACGCTTTATCCAATGTCAAGTTAAACCCATTGGACTTTGAAAGATTGACTGAAAGTCAAATGGAGTTTAAGAGTCAAAATTGGGAAATTCAACAACACCGCTTTGACCAAGAAATGAACTTTAATCATGAGTTTATTTTTTGGGTAGATAATTATGCTTCCTTGATACTTGCTACACATTTCTTAGACCAAGTTGGTCACAGCTATTCAATTGCTTACGACAGCGCAGTTGAGTTATATTGCTTTACAACTGATTATGCAAATTCTTGGACAAACTAATGAAAATCAACGGACTAACAGTTTTATGGTTCATGATTGCTACTGGGTTAATCGCCTATGCACTTCACCTATTAAAACGCGAATCTTATAACAGCGGTTATTGGCGGGGCAGGGCGATAGGTTGGGAATCTCATAGACGATTAACCAACATACAGAAAAAATCAGACGAGGTGTTTGACTATGAAAAGAACTGAGGAACTGCTCAATG